CGGCATCGCACTCCGTCCGGCAAGTTCTTGTTGCGCCGCTTCCCCCTGTTTCCGCGCTACCTGCTGCTTCCGATCAACTCCGCCCACGATCCTGTGGTGCGCATGACCCGCGGCATCTGTCGTCATCGACCCCTGCTGGCCGACGAGGACGGCCGGCCGTGGCGTGCTCCCAACCACATCATCGACGCCGTGCGCATGGCCGAGCGGGTCGGCTTCTTCGACGAGATCCTGCACAAGGGCGATCAGGTGACTTTCGCCTGCGGCGTGCTGGCCAACGTGCGCGCCGTGATGGCGGCGGACGCCACGCCCGAAGCCCTGAATCTGCTGGTTCCATTGCTCGGCGGCGCGCGTGTCAAGGTGTCCCCGGAGCGCGTCAGCTTGACGAAACGGAACAACGGGTTGTAGCGTGCCGCACAATCTCTACCAGATCGTGTTTCGGGTCGACCGGGTGTCCCCGAAGATCGCATAGAGGGGCACCGCGGATGGCACCCCACGCCAGTCCGAGTCAGGAACATGCCGAAAAACCCAGACCGTCCCAAGATCAGATACAAGCGGGTGAAACAACCTCCGCCTCCGCTGCTGACGCCGGAACAGCTGGCGCAGCGCAACCTTGAGCGGCTGGAGAAGAAGCACCGCTTGTCTCCGCAGCGCGTCAACGCGGCGATCTCCAAGGAGCGCGGCCTGATCACGCAGGTCTGCCGTACCCTCAAGGTTCCGCGCACCACGCTGCAGCGTTACATCGAGAAGCACGAGAGCTGCATCGAGGCGCTGCTCCACGCGCGCGACGCCATGGGCGACAAGGCCGAGAACAAGCTGTTCGAGAAGATCGAGCAGGGCGACGTGCGCTGCATCCTGTACTACCTGTCGACCGTGCAGCGCCACCGCGGCTATGGCCTCAACGGTGCCGATGTGCCCGGCGATCCCGGCGAGCCCGGGTCGGTGTATGTCGAGCAGGTCAACATCATTGGCGTGCCCTCCGGCACCTTCCTGCCCAAGGAGGTCGCCGCCAAGGACAATCTGGTCATCGAGAATTGACAGTAAGTCCGTTTCGCTACCGCCCCAACCCGGACACCGACGTCGATGCCGACGGCAATATTCCGGACTGGGAGGACAACGCACTTTCGAACTTTCTTGCGTGGGGCTCCGTCACCTTCACGCCGACATGGTGTCAGAATGACAAGCACTGGTCAGCGCGTCTTGCCAACAGCCTCTTTACCACCTGTCCGTGCTGCATGGTCTTCCGCGGCATCTTCGTCGGCCTGACAATCAGCAGCATCCTGTGGATCTTGATCATCAGTCTGCTGTTGGTCTCGGTCGCAAGCTAGCGGCCAACCGTCGTGCGGCTGTCGCGGGTGCCGCGGCGCGCAAGGCGGCGGCAGAGGCCCAGCTCGGGCAGAAGTTCATCGACACGCTGTTCGCCGAGTATCGCCACAAGGCGCTGCACGGCGGCCGCGGCAGCGCCAAGTCTTGGTCGGTCGCCACCTATCTGCCGATCAAGGCCTCACAGCAACGCAAACGCATCGTCTGCGCGCGCCAGTTTCAGAACTCGATCCGTGACTCTTCCAAGGAACTGGTCGAGAAGCGCATTCGCTCGCTCGGCATGGCGAACCAGTTCGACATCACCGACCGTTACATCGTGCACCGGCGCACCGAGAGCCAGTTTCTCTTCGTCGGCCTTGAGCGCAACATCGAGAGCATCCGCAGCTTGGAGGGCGCCGACATCGTCTGGGTCGAGGAGGCCAAGACGATCTCGGCCAAGAGCATGGAGATCCTGCTGCCGACGGTGCGTGCCGCCGGCTCCGAGATCATCTGGACGTGGAATCCGGACAAGCCGACCGACCCGGTCGACGCCTACTTCAGGAAGGGCAAGCCGCCGCCGCGCTCCATCGTCACCGAGGTGAGCTATTGCGACATCCCGTTCTTCGAAAACACCGAGATGCCGAACGAGATGCAGGTGTTGAAGGACGGCAATTTCGCGCGCTACGAGCACGTCTGGGAAGGCAAGTACGATGTTTCATATGAAACTAAGGTCTTTACCCGTGTTCGTGTAGGCCGCCCCGACGTCCCGTCCGACACGCCGCCCTACTACGGCATGGACTTCGGTTTCGGCTCCGACCCGACCTTCGTCGTCAAGGTTTTCGTCTTTCCGATCCGCAAGATGATCTACATCGCCAACGAGGCCACCGGGCGCGTGACGATGGACCAGCTGCCGCACATGGTGCGTTCGGTCACGCGACAGGACGGCGATCTGGTCAAGTGCGATAGCTCGCAGCCCGGCACCATCGAGTTTCTCCAGTCGCGTGGCATCAACGCGATGCCGGCCAAGAAGGGACCGGGCTCGGTCAAGAGTGGCATCCTCTGGCTGCAGGGTTTCGAGATCGTCATCGATCCCAACTGCGAGAAGATGCAGGAGGAAGCGCATCTCTATTCGTGGATGACCGACAAGCTGACCGGACAGGCGCTGTCCACGCCGGTCGATGCGTTCAACCACGGCTGGGATGCGACGCGCTATGCCACCGAGGACGTGGCACAGGACACGGCGCTGGATGACGATGACAGCGGCGGCGTGTTAAAGCTCAAGCTCTGGTGACGGGAGGCTCCCATCGGTTGCGGTTGCGGCGGCAGATCTTACGCAAGACCCACAGTCTCGACCCAGAGCGGCAGTCAGCACGCACCGACGACACGTGCGGTGCCGCGCGTCGTCGATCATTCCCCACAGTCGGCACCTCCCAAGGTGATACAGGCGGCTGCGCTGGTGCAGCGGCGCAGCGCGGTCACGCGCAGACAGGTGTGATGTGATCGACACCGATTTGCAGCGGCTCGCGGTGGCTTGCAACAACGCCGCCGAGCATTACTGCAACAATCCGCGCAGTATCGGGCCTGAGACGGTCGTCGACATTTACCGCGCCATGGCGGCGCTCGCCTCCATGCTCGATACCCAGTACCGCACTGCTCCCATCATCCAGAAGCAGCTGCATTGATGAGCCTGCGCGAATTCTTCACCAAGAAGAAGCCCGAGCGTGACGCGAACGACGAGCCGATGTCGCCGATCTTCGTGATCGGCGGCATGCCGGTTCGGTTTCTCTCGCCGATTGCCGTTGCCACTGCCGACGTGGCGCAGCGCGAGAGCCCGCAGCTCTATCGCATCACCAACTTCATCGCTTCCAGCGTGCAGGCGGTGCCGTGGTTCTGCGAGCCGGATCCGGACGTCAAGGTTTCCGAGCAGGCATCGGCTGGCAAGATCAAGGCAATCAACAACCTCTTGAAATCACCCAACGACAACTACACCAGCCAGCAGCTGCAGTACTGGATTGCGCTGAATTTGATGCTCTACGCCCGCGCCCACTTCAAGGTCGGCATCGGCAGCGATGCCAATCCGAACGGCATTTATCCGCTTGCCGCCAAGTATGTCAGGGGCATCCTCAACGCGCGTGGCATCGTGGAGAAGTACGAATACGGCATGGGCGAGCAGAAGACGACGTTCTGGTCCCGCCGTGCGGCCGACAAGCGCGGGGTCAACGAATCCTACGCCGGCGAGATCGCGTTCCCCAGCCTCACCGGCCTCGTCGAATACAACAGGATGCCGGCAGCCATCGAGAGCCTCTCCGTTCCGCTTGCGATCATCAAGGCGCTGATGCAGCGCGCGCTCGATACCGCATCGGGACATCCCAACGTCAAGTACGTGATCACGGCGGAGAAGACGATCACCCGGCAGCAGAAGGACGCTCTCACCGCGCATCTCAAGGAATCCGGTGCAGGCGGCGAATCGTCCGGCGAGGTGCTGTTCCTCTACAACACCGACGTCAAGGTGCACACGCTCGACAACAAGCTCGGCGACATCCACTCCAAGCTGCCGCTCGACGACATGACCCGCCAGATTGCTGGCGTATTCGGCGTACCAGTCGCTCTGCTGGGCCTCGGGTCCGCGGACGCCGCCAAGTACGCCAGCAACTACGTCGAGAGCCGGCTCAGCTATTGGCAGGATACCGTGGTGCCCTGCTATCTCGTGCCGATTGCGGCCGGCATGACGCAGTCGATCTGTCCGTATGGCTGCCGCATCTCCTTCGATCTCGATATGGTGCCTGCGCTGTGGGAAGGCCGCGCCAACCTCGGCAAGACGCTGTCGCAGGTCACCTTCCTGTCCAACAACGAGAAGCGCGAGGTGCTCGGCTTCGAGAAGAAGCCGGGCGAGGACAAGATTCCAGAACTCAAGCCGCCGCCTGCGCCCGGCGCCAACGGTCACGATGGCGGCGATCACGAGCGCGAGCCGGCAGACAACGGTGGGAGAGCATTGCAATGAAAACGCAATGGCAGGTCGGCGACAAGATTATGTGTGATCTGTCGTTCACGGAGATCAAGCTGGATGGCAGCCTTCCCGAGGGCTTCATCGCCGGCATTGCGTCTACGCCGTCCACCGACCGCCACGGCCACAAGGTGATGGCCAAGGCATTTGACGAGAGCATTCGCAAGAAAGGTCTTGCTGGGCCCGGCGGTGTGCAGCTGTTGATCGGTCACGACTGGAACAAGGTCGGCGGCAAGATCACCAAGCTGCAGACCGTCAACGACAACCTGCTGCTCGAAGCGCAGCTCTATCTCGACGTTGGCTACGTCAAGGACACCCACACCGTGCTGAAGCACAATGGCGGGCTGAATTTTTCCGTCGGCTTCGCGCTCGAAGAATTCGAATTCAATGATGTCATGGAGAACGACGACGATCCGTGGCTGATCATCCAGAAAGGCGACCTGATGGAGGTCTCCATCGTGACGTTTCCCTCCCAGAAGGAGGCCGTCATGACGGTCGTCAAGGAACTCGATACTGCGACGGATTTCGAGAAAGCCCTTGTGGCTGACGGGATCTGTCTCAACCGGAGTCAGGCGCACAAGCTTATGGCGTGGGCCAAGAAGAATGTGCACTTGCTCCAGCCGAAGGCCTCCCTTGCGGGGGAACAGGCATCCGTGCAGCCGCATCCCTTGTTGGATGAATCCATGCTCAAGCCAATGGCCGATCTGATCGCCAAGGCACGGGCGCATCTTACCCCCTGATCAAGGATATCCGCTCATGAACAAGGATCGTCTCAACGCTCTCAAGTCGAGCGTGTACAAGGGCGCCTTCATCACCAAGGAGGCTCCTGCCGACGTCAAGACCGGCGAGGCTCTGCTGAAGCCGTTGCTCGCCGAGATGGCCACCATCGTCGCGGCGCTGGAGAAGTCCAAGAAGGATGCCGAGACCCAGTACAAGGATCTCACCACGCACTACGGTGGCGTGAAGGCGACCACCGACGAGCTGAAGGCCGAGGTGCTCAAGCGCGCCGATGAATACGCAGCGATGGTCGCCAAGCAGCAGAGCCTGCAGCAGGCGCTCGATCAGGTGAAGAAGGAGCTGGACCAGCCGATCATCCGCGGCGGCAACGACCTCAAGGAAAGCGACGTCAAGGCGGCCATCGAGCTGCAGCGCCGCGCGTTCCTGTTCAAGGGCGGCAACGAGTTCGAGTTCGTGCCGAACATGGACAATCTCGTCGAGGCGAAGCACTACCGCTCCGCGGTGCGCAAGCTGATGACGGTCGGCATCGAGAGCAAGCAGAAGGTGGTGCGCAGTTTCTCTGCCGAGGAGACCAAGGCATTCGAGGCCTCCAGTCTCGACAGCGCGATGTTCAGCCCCGAGATGCTCGGCATCGAGATCAACTTCATCTGCGAGTTTGCCGAGCTGCTCGATCTCTACAGCTCCGCGACCGTCAGCAAGTCGCAGTTCATGTACCCGCAGGTCTTGGACTACGGCATGATCGGCAAGTACGACTGCGATGCGAAGTGCGACGCCGAGTACGGTCCCGAGGGCAACATCACCTACAAGAGCGGACAGGTCTCGGATTTCCGTGGCGTGTTCTGCCTGCAGCGCAAGGTGCTCGCCGAGGCCAACTACGACCTGCTCAACTTCATGTACAACGCGGCGGCGCGCTCCTATCGGATCAACCGCAACCGCGCGCTGATGGTCGGTGACGGCATCGATGAGCCGCTCGGCTGGCTGACGGCGAACTGCTTCACCAAGAAGAAGACCGGCACTGCAGGGCTCAGCCACGTCGACTTCCGCATGCTCTATGCGGCGCTTCCGGTCGAGTACGGCGCGGTCACTGCCGTGATGCACCAGAACATGTTCGCCTATCTTGCGAGCATGACCGACAGCGTCGGCCGTTTCCTGTTCGGCGACGGGTTGCTCACCTACGGCCCGAACGACGTGCGCGAGAACATCCGCATCTCGAACTGTCTGCCGGATCCGACCGTTGGGCTCACTCTCGGCGGCGCGGGCGCACCGTTCGTCACCGGCGACTTCCTGTTTGCCGCTGGCGCGTGGAAGGCCGCCTACTACGCTGTCAACAAGCGTCCGCTGTGGATCGAGCAGTGGGAA